TGTGAACTTCATCCGAGAAGGTGAGCACGATGCAAGTGTTGACACCTGGCATCATGTTGAATAAGTCGTGCACCCTTGCAACCAAGCTATCGAGGTTGTCATTTTTGGTGCCTATGTATGCAATGAAGTACTTCATTTCATTAGGAAGTTGAATGCTTTGATGTAGAACTCATCTCCCACTCCATTGCCTCGCATAAATCGGTTGACAGTGTAGTAATTGAGATTCATATCTTCAGCCAAGTGAGTCATCTTGTATCGACTGGAGAGTCGGGACCTCAACTCTTTGTAGATGAAGTCCCGAATGTTCTCACCATCAGAAAGGTAAATCGTCATCGATTTCATCTGAGATTGGTTTTGATGGTGCTTCTGCTGATTCGATGCGGATATCCCATGCATTTAGGCTGACGTAGTATCTGCCATTGTACTCACGACCTCGAAGGTCAAACTTCACCTCGCATTCTTGACCGACTCTTGCTGTCTCCAGGAACTTCACTCGCTCATTTACAGCTTGGAACTGTACCAGCTGCGGATACTTGTCACCGATTGAGAGCACGAACTCTCTGATGTTCATCTTCTCACTCACTTGTTTGGCTTCACCAAGGTGGTGAATGGTGCCTTTTGCTTTTAGCTCTTCCATTTTACTTATTGTTTAATTGTTCGTAGTATTCATGATATAACTCTGATGCTTCTTTAAGGCGAGCAACCATCTTAGCCTCGATGTCCTCATCTCTATCGTACCATAGAGCTGTGATGCGTTTCTCAGGGTCGATGTGGTCGACTCTGTGCAGCTGGAGATTCTCGTATTCGTTGAGGAACTCATCCCATGTAGTCACCATGCAGTAGATGAGCTCGGCACATGGCTTATCATAGAGCATCATATAAGCTCTGAGCTGCCATTCATAGAGTGGATTGACAGCATCTTCCACAAGTGCCGGAAAAGTATCCAAGGACCACGATGTTTTGACATCAATGATGCGCTGCTCGATTACGATATCAGCGGTGCCGATGAGATAGTCATTCTCAATTGTCACTTCATTCTTGACATAGTCAGTGAATCTCACCGAGTTGATGAGGTTGATTGACTCCAGCTCTTGCTCTCTACCCTTCCAGATGTATTTGTTGTTGAGTTCTGTGGTGTAGTTATAGAAGTCTTGCTTAGCACACTCCTTGATGTAGCTCTTGGCTGTTTCTCCCATGCTGTCCTTGGCTCTGCCATTGGTCATCAGCTTACCGATTTGCGATGGATGCCATTTCATAGTGCAAGCATTTTGTATTGAGCTTCAGTGAGCGAGTAGTTTGAATTCAACTGTTCTGCTGTGTACTTGCCAGCTTCGATTGATTCGAGTGCTTTCTTGAAGCGGTCATCTGTGATAGTTGGCTTTCCTTTCTGTGAATCTGCTGCACCATTGCCATCATCATCAACGGCTTGAAGTGAGAGCAGTGACTGCAATGTACCTCTTCTGAAATAAGTGACGGCAGCGAGCACCTTTTGTGGGTCCGTGATGACTGGAAGGCTCATGAATGACTCGATGACCTCACCAGAATCGATGTCGATGATACGAGTCACCACATCATTGCCCACCACTGGCTGCAAAAGTAGCAGTCCATGCTCGTGGAGGATTGGCTCCACCGTTGTGAGCAGCGCATTGATGTCAGCATAGCTCTTTTTGAAATGTGGATTCGTTGCATTCTTAGCAACCTTTCCGATTTGCTGCTTGGCAGCGTGCAATTTTTGCCAAATGTTCATTGGCTCTGCTTTTTTTGTAGTCATAAATTGTTGTTTTGAATTGTAAATATACGCTTTTATTTGATTGATTCGCAAAACTGCTCATAAAAATTCAAGAATCCTTCAAAATCTCGTGCAATAATGTACACACCACCAGCTTCCTCGATGGCTTTCTGGTATGCTTTCTGTGCATCTGACTGTCTATCCTTGCCATACTTGACCTCTATTTTGACAGAGCGGCCCTTGATCGTTGCGGAGATATCTGCCGAGCCTGGTGTGCCGGTTCCCTTGGTCCACTGCCCACCGATTGCGACCCCATCTGTGCGGTATTTCTTGCGATAGACTCCCATGGTATTAATTCGCTCCGCTTGGCATCCGCTGAACTGAAGGAATGCGATGATTGACTTGGTCAGTGCATTAGCTGAGTTGTCATTCCAGTGGTCCAGGGCGATGAGGTGAGGTGGGATAGTTGGATATTTCTCCATCTTGTGCTTGAGCTGGAGGTCTTTTAGGAGTTGTCGGTGTTGTCGTGTCATTGTTCGTCATTTATTTGGTCATCAATTTCAATTTCTTGTAAACAGCACCAAAGCAAATTGATACTGTCTCCATAGACATACTGCATATCTTTTAAATCCAATAAAATTTTGATGGCATTCAAAAAATTAATTGCCTCGCTCACTTCTTTTGTTGTTCTTGTCATTGTTTCGCTTTTTCATTAAGTTCATCCCAAATATCATCAGATTCTGGAGTCGGTTTGGGAGTTCCCGAATCAAGAATGAAGTATCTGCCGTTGTGATTTCGACCTTTTGTGATGTTGTAGCCTTTGTAATCGGCATACGATTGCACCCATTTGAGGAATCTGCGAGGCTCGAGCTCTTTGAATGAGGTGAATTCAGATGTGAACTCCTGAATCTTGGTGCCGTTGTAATAGTAAACATCGAGAGCCAGGTTGCCTTCTTCAGCCCAATCAAAGAAATCCTTGCACGTTGCTTGAATGAGTCGCTTGGCATCTGCGTTGATGCTGATGGCTTTCATCAATCCATTTGTAAGGTACTTCTGGAGATTCTTTACCATGTAGTTGTCGAACTTCAACCAATCCTCATCTGCCCAGGAGTCGAATAATAGCCGACCATACTCATCGAGTGGGCTTCGCTTGGAGTGAAAGTACTGATAGAACTCAAGCTCATGCCTTCTGCGGTCATGAGATGAGCCAGCACCACTGATGACATAGTTGGTTGTGATGACAATCTTTGGTGATCGGTTGAATGGGATGAATATCTCATCCTTGTTTTTGCGGTTGACGGTGATTCCCTCTGTGATGAGGCTGAATAGCTGCTCGAAGTCGAATGCTTTTCTCACGTCATCGAATGCCAGAATCTGTGTGTCCAGATTCACTCGCTGATAAACGAAATCAGATTTCGATGGATTGAAGCTCTTGCCATCTATCTTGACCACTCTACGCAGATTGCCGAGTGCTGCCAACATGAGTGACTTTCCTGACCCTCCATTCGGGTTGTCATCGATTTCTTGGTCATTGAAGATGATTGCTTTCTGGTCGGTCTTGTCCTTGAATGTGTGCATGAGGTAGCCAAGTGTGGTCTCCAGCGCATCCACTCTGCCGCTGTCATCTGCTGACACCTTGCTGACGAAATCTTGAAAGTCATTTGTGCAGTCATCCAGAAGCGTGAAATCTCGCTCTATGATTTGATTCTCCCATATGTAGCCATCGACATCGATGTAGCTCTTGAGCTCCACTTTGCTCTTTGATATCTTGGCAACACCATTCTTGAATGGGATATATGATGCATCCTTGCTATCTTGAAGCATCAGTATGTTGATGCTGTCAATCATATTGATGAAGTTCTCATTGAAAAGGAATGCATTCCTGGAGCAGTAGTTCCATACATCCATCTCACCCTTGCTCTGGAGATAGTTCAGCACAAAGTCCTTGATTTGCTCCGCCGATGATATTCGGACCTTGTTCTCCTTTACTCTGACAAATGTCGGCTTCTCAGCGTTCTCAGGATAGTACTTATTGAATCCATTCTTGACTAAGAATTCAGCGTAATTTGATGGCTGAATCGTGATGCCACCCTTCTCATTGACTGACCAAAAGATGTCATCGCCAGTCTGAATCTCTTTTTTTATATCCTCAATGACATCCTCTCTGACGTTCAGCTGCTTCTTGATATCATCGTCTGCGATGCCGCTCTTGAGCTTCTGACGCACCCTTTGGAATGTATCTTTATCTTCAAAGTATTTGATTCCAAATGAGGCTTTCTTGTAAGCCGAGCGAATGGTTGTGACCATCTCTTGCTCGCTGAAGCTGGTGCCTTGAGCATACCTGGTGTATATGTACTGTTCTGCCGTATCCTTTCCGATGCCATACTCGCAGAGCACAG